TCAATAAATTTTAACTCACCTTTTTTTTGTAACCGGTTTAACATAGACACCCATTGGCTAGAGTCAGTGGGATTACAACTCCTGCAACTAAGGTTACAAAGGTTACCTGGCTTAATTGTTAAAGTTTTTGGCCCAGTTTCATATTTTCCGCTTTCAACATATTTTTTGAATACATTTTCAAACATAGTTTTAGGATCTCTGACTTCTTTGATATGGGCATCTACGTCATCGCTTGAAAAATTATAAAGTCTTTGTCTTAGACTTTTCTTCCCGGCATCCTCGTCAGACCAGCAACGCCAACACACCTCTGGTTTTTTGCCTTGTATGAACTCTTGCCGTAATTTTTGGAACTGTTCAGACTTCCATTTGCCTAGAATTGTTTTTTCTTTGAATGTCCAACATTCAGAATTGTAAGGACAAGGTCCGCCCCCGTCTCTTGCGTCGTTAACTATCTGTATGAATGGTGCGATGCAGAAATTATTTTCATTCATTAATCTTTTTTCATTAATTTCTTCATCAAGTCGTTTCGATTTGTGATAATTGTACCTTCTGATTCAACAGCCGGCGGACCGTCTTCTTGATTGTCATTATCTAATTTTTGTTTTTTCAATTGTAGTTCTACCATCTTTAATTTCTTATCAATTTTTGAAGATTTTGCGTCGATGGCATTTCTCAACATAGTACTTGCCACTTCAAATATTCTACCAGAGTATCTTGAATCAACGTTCATTCCTAAGTCCATTAAATTTTTATAACTTTCCTCGGCTTCCACGGCAAGTTTGTCTAGTTCGAGGTCAGATAGTTCTCCTAATCCTTTGACTTGTGGAAGTGCTTTTTCTATTTTATCAAATTCTTCATAACTGGCTTGTAAAGCCTTAGCAGTCTTTGGGTCTACGTTTTTTTGAACTTCTCTGGTGCTATCTTTATTGGCCCTCGCTTGTTCTTTTTTGTCTACCTCTTGAAATGCTTCTTTGACATTTGGTAAATTTAGTATTTCTTCTAATTTTCTGGTCATTTGTATTACTTACGATTACCTTGATGGAAAAGTTGTTCTTCTGATACGACTCTAAATGTAATTCTGTTCTGTTTACTATAATCGGATGCCGCCGACCATTTTGCTTGATTAATTATTACTTGTTTTTGTTTAGCAACACTCCTTCCTGCTTTTTCCATGGAGGTTTGATTCATTGGTTTTACTTCAATTAGTTCTGCATGTTTCTTTCCGTTCTTATCAACGTACACTATAAAGAAATCCGGCACATATATTGTGTATTTGCCTGTGAATGGGTGTCTATAAGGTATCTTTACTGCCTCACTTGCCCATTTATGCACATTTGGGTGTTCATCACATAGTCTCATAAAACTTTGTTCCCACGACGAACGGTATGTGGGTGTTTTTAGACCTATATACTTCTCTTTATTTTTGAAATTAAATTTTCCTCTGGCAAACTTCATAGATTTAATCTAGGATAGTTCGATTTACGATGTCTACAATCTTTTTAGTAGTTCTTGTTCCTAGCCTGCTAGTTTTTACTCGGTTGGCATTTAAAATCACAGTAATTAATTCAGAAAGTTGTACAGGAGTCGCTTTGGTCAACTGATCTAAAAGTTCTTGTGGGTTAATGCTATCGATTTTTGCCTGTCTTAGAATGATGTAGGCTGTTTTCTCTGCACTTTCTCGTCCAAAACCTCTTTTGACAAAAAATGCAATCGCGGCATCATAATCGTTTTGATTTAAACTGAAAGGTTCTGTGTTCTGATTCTTTGTGAGATTATCAATTGTAGTTAGAAGACTATCTTTTTCTTTTTCTGGTAAATTTGTATACACTTCAGCCATTATAAATTAACCTTCTCTGTTTGTATTGCCACGTCGTTGGTTTCTCTGCTTATCAATATATAGCCTTCTGATACCAACTTGGTTATACTATTAATTGCATTAATTCTATAAACATTCTTTTCAGGGTCGGTCAAACTTTGGAATTCGACATCGCTTTCAGAGATTGTTAATCCTTGTCTTGAACCAACAGATTTGTAATAAATGCCGGTGGCTACCTTATCTCTCACCGTCGAGTTGTTTGATACAAGGTTGAATGCTTCCGTAGACGATAAAAAGTCTACTGTGTTAAGTTGTGAGTTTTGTATCACAGTATTGTTTTTTGCATCTTTATTATCTATCAACCCAACTGCACTTGCAACTGTGCCTGTGGCTAACAGTCCTATCGTTTCCGGACTTGTTATACTGAAGTCTCCTACAGCACTGGTGTTGTTGGACGCTATTCGACCTATTTCTCTTACACCGTCTTTTGCTATGCCTTTAAGTTCTTCTTTTACAGCATCTTTGGCTTTTATTTTTTTTGCATTGTTGTATGTGTTGATGCCTCGTAAAATTGTACCCAAACTAAAATTGCCACTTCCAATATCTCCAATTACTGACCCCACGCCATCAACTATTCCTCCTGGTCCAAATATAGAAGTAGTACCTCCTCCTAAAACAGTCAGAGGACTAGGCTCTTTGTCGTAGTGTATCTCGGCAAAACCTGGAATGTCTTGGTTGTTAATCCTTCCATTTTGCGTTTTAATAATTCCCGAATCGTATAATACTGATTCATAAAGTATTTGCATTGTATTTTCTAAAATTCCCACACCGTCGGTTTGGTCAAGCGAGTCATGACTGAATGAACTTATTACAGGATTTATTAGAGTAAAACTTGTGAACCTTTGTTTGTGCAAACAAAAGATTTGTATACTTTTTAAATATGGTTTTTGTCTTTGCACAGGAGTATCCATACCAAATTGCAATGGACGGTTCTCACCTTTCTGATAAAGTGTGTCCTTAGTTTGTGCTACACCTGACATGACAAGTGGATCAGCAATATGATATTCATAATATTCTTTCCAAAATGCATTGATAGTATCGGCGTGATCATCATGGAACGTTATGTTGATAGGATCGTATCCTATTCTAGTAGCGATGTAAGTTTTTTTATTGTATTGTTGCTTTTCTTCGTAATTCATGTTGTACTTTGGCAAATCAATTCTTTTTACCAACATGTTGATTTCTAACAGTTCGTTGGGGTTGAAAGGTTTTGCTGGTACAGTATTGTCTATGTCAAATACCACATGGTATAAGAATTTTTGTTTTGGAAAAAGTTTGAAGTTATCGTCGAGGTATAGCCGTGAAGCATGTCTATAGTCTTTCATTCCCGGCAGACCGTTGCTAAAGCCTTTTAAGAAGTCGTTTATCTTTGGCATATACGATATTTATGGTCGTAAAAAAAGCGCCGTTAAAGGCGCTCTTTTCACAAATTTATAATTGCAAACGATTAGATACCGCCACCAGTTGCAATCGTTCCGATAGTTCTAGTAACTTGACTGCCAATACCTGTACCTTGCGGTGTTTGTATTGCGTTATCGTATCTTAATGTAAGAGTGATTGTTGCTGGTTCTGAGGTAGCATAATTTAAAGTGTTGTAATTTACTGATTCAATGAAAGCACCGTACAACTCAAATGTTTCTAAGATGTTTGGTGAAGATGCACCATTACCACCATCTAGCATTTCGATTCTAGTTGTGAATTTATAATCAACACCAGATGCCGCACTTGCTTGTTCAAAGAAATCAAACTGTTTCTGGATCTGTTCACCAACAAGTTTGCTCACTGCATTGTTCACGTCATCTCTTAATGTAAGTGTCAATGGATTCCATGTGTGCTTACCTGCATAGTAAACTCTAGAGTTATAAACATCTAAAGTTTGGTTTTCAAAATTAAGTTCCGGTCTAGTAACATCTGCTACTTGTTTTGTAAGTTCAGATCTTGGAGTGGATACACCAAAGTTTTCAAGTACAACTCTAAACCTGTACTGTAATTTCGGCATTAACAAGCCTTGTGATCCAGAACTTTGATCTGTTGCTAGTGGTACTGTAAATTTTGAAAGTGTTGATATTGCCATTTTTGTTTCCTCTTTTATTTATTCGAGTACTAATTACCCAAATTTGCTATTTCTCCTGTGTTTTTAATACGCAGTGGTATGAAAATAAACTCAACCGATTTAACAGGTTCAATCGCTATATCAACATACAACTCATTTCTATCTATTCTTGTCGCAGTGTTGTTCGTTTCGTCACACACTACTAAGAAGTCAAACAATGCTCTTTGACCAACAAGTTCTAACAAGAAAGATTCTACTGCTTGTTTGATCTCGTTTCTAGTCAATGAATCATTGGGCTCAAATATAAACGGTTTAGCAATTTGATTCAACTGCGTTCTTAAGTAAACAGCAAGTCTAGATACGTTAATTCTATCTAAGGCACTTGATGAACTTGTAGCAGTTTTGTTACCAAAGTTTACTATTCCTGAACCACTAAAGAATGTGATTGGGTTTACATTAACTCCAAACATTGTATCTCTAATAGATTCTGTTACTGATATTGTTTCGAACTCTCCTGACGCACCGTCAACATATCCAACAGCAGTTGCATTATCGACTACACCACGTCTTGTTCCTGCCGGAGCAAACCATGGAAATGCCACGTTGTCGTTATTTGCAAATACTCTTAACATCATGTGCGATGGTGGAACAACAATGTTTTTTCCACCGTTGTCAGTAGTTCTTCCTGATGGATAAAACGTTCCTAGGTAGTCTGAACTTGTTACAAGGCCGTCTTCACCGTTGTCTGCCGCACCCGCTGTGTTATTTGCCCAATTAGATATTGCAGTTGATGTACCTTCTAATCTAAATGGTGTATCGCCAATAACAAACGCAGTGTTATTTCTGTCAGTGTTTAAGTTAACCATGTTTGAAATCACTTCAGGATATCCTGGACAAGCAATTACATTGAAGCCTCTTTGATCTTCTCTGATTGCTTGGTTAGTGTCTATTTCTGATTTTAGTTGTGCAACAACAACTTTTCTTACTGCTTTTCTACCAAAAGTTCCTGAACCATCGTCGTTGTTCGCGTTTTGTGTGACCCATCTGTCTGGGTAGTACTGAGCAACCGATTCGTTACTGAATCTTGTGTTACCTTTTCCAGAACTTCCTGAACCTGGATATGCAGTAGTTGTGATGTAGTTGTTTTTGTAACATTTAACGTTGTAACCAGATCTTCTTGTGTTGAACAATAGTATTGATTTTGGATAAGAAGCAGGATTTGGAGCATCTGGGTCTAAATGACTGTCAGATAACAAATCCTTGATTGATGATCCTGTACCAGCACCTGTGTTGCCGTCTGCTTGATGCTCGGCTCTTGTGTGCCATCTTGCATCAGCAAAAACAATACCGTCTTCTGTTGTTTGATCTGTGTTGTCAACTAAAACGAAATCTGCACCATCTGTCAGGCTAGTGTCCCATCTGTATAACTTAGGATAATTTTCTAAATCGCTAGTGTCTATCCATAAGTCTTCGTCGACAAGTGCTGTACCGTCTGATTGTGTAGTTGGTTTAGTTGCTGAAAATTGTGGTCCATTTGGATCGGTATTTGCATAAACTTCTTTGTAACCTTTAAATGTTGTA